CTGACATATCCTGCGAGTTGCGCTACACGCACTTCTGACTTGAGATTCCGCTTGAAGCATCCAAAGAGGATCTTGCGTTGCGACGGCTTCAGACCATCCATGAGGGATGGCAGAGATCGGATGTTGTCCTCATTGCTAAAGTGGATGAGCTCATCGTTGATAAACTTCGTGAATTCAATTGTACCACCCTTGCCGATATTCAGAACACGACCAGGATCATAGGTTGCAAGCCACCGCTTACGATCATCCGCCCGCTTCTTGTTGAAGGCCAGGCTGAATGAATCATCCGTCGTATCATCCCAGATGTACTTGATCTCATGGAGGTTCTCAAACCACTCACGAGCTTCCGTTGGCGTAGAAGTACCCAGACCCTTGTAGTACTTTAGATTCCAGCCCTTTGTACCAGCAGCCCCAAGAGTCTCCTTCCAACGCTCTACCTCAGCCTGATTGTAGAAGGCAAGTACTTCATTGCGACGAGTCGCCTTGAGCAGAGGAGTTGCGAGAGAGCACAGAAAGCCCAGGCGCATCAGCTCAGGCCATTCCGTGTGAAACAGATTCATCAGGAGACCCTTAATGTGGCTGCCATCTGCGTCCTGATCTGCCATGACCATGACGCGGCCATAGCGAAGCTCCTTGATGGACTTGTACTTCTTGCCCTGCTCAAGACCCAGAATCTTCTTAATACTGGTCAGCTCTTCATTCTTGTTGAACTTGTCTTGGCTGATGTCCTTGACATTGAGCATTTTACCCTTGAGGGGAAAGACACCCCACTTCTCACGGCCCACGACCTTGAGACCTGTGATTGCACTCGTAGCAGCTGAATCTCCCTCGGTAAGGATCAGTGTACATTCAACAGACTTTGCGGTGCCAGCCCAGAGAGCATCCTCTAGCTTTGGAAGACCACGAAGAGTCTTCTTCTTGGCGCCATCGGTCTTCTTGGCCTCTTTGGCATTCTTCGCATCCAGAATAGCCTGAGCCTCATCCAGGATGCCTGCCTTGACAAGACCATCTGTAAGCTTCCCACCATACTGTGGAGTCGAACCAAACTTGTTGCCAGGCGTGGTCAGGGTCTCCTTGGTCTGGGAATCAAAGCTAGGATTGACTACCGTCGCATTCACGAACAGAGTGATACTGTCCTTGATCTGAGAAGGCTTGATGTCAATCTTTCGCTTTTTCGCAGCGATTTCACAGACATCATTGAGCACATGACGCTGAACAGTCTCTACATGCTTGCCACCCTTTCGAGTATTGATGCCATTGACATAGCTGATGTGGCGGTCTTCAGGAGTGCCCTGATCCTCACTAAAGAGGAAGCGAGTGAGAACAGCTGCAATCTCCCAACGAGGGCCACAGCGTTCATACGCAAGACCAGCGGAATCGCGCACAAAGAGGCGAACAAACTTCTCGAAGGTATTGGTTTCAACATGGGCGCCATTGTAGGACACCTTCACATCCTTACCAGCAAGAGCCGCAATCTCAATGACACGCGTATGAAGAACTGCCTTCATATCATCACAGATGTCAGCACCCTTACCAATACCCTTGAAGCGAGGGAGATCAGGACAGAACTTCACGCGGACAAAGCCCTTTGTAGACTTGTCCTTGCGAATGCTTGCCTTTTCACAGACTGACATATTCTGGCGCCAAGTCTGGGAGTAGGTTTGTCCATGCGCGGGGCTCCGCGTGGAGACAGTGAACTCGGAACTGTAGATATTCGCGAGCTTCGCACCATATCCATTCTTGCCACCCACGATCTTCTCCTCTTCTTTGTTGTAATTACCACTCGTGAGGAGATGGCCAAAGATGAGTTCAGGAGCATACACCTTGTACTCTGCGTGCTGTTCAATGGGAATTCCATCACCGTCGTTTTCAACGGAGATGGTGAAGACGCCGTCAACCACACCACAGTCAATGGCAATGTGCTTGATAGGTGTCTTACCCTTCTCAGTCTGAGACCGAACAAGGGCATCTCGTGCATTCACAACAACTTCATCAAAGATCTTGTAGAAACCTGGATTGAACTGAAGAGCGCGATGAGTCATCTTCTTGGCCTCTGCGTCCCAGATCCAGCGATTCTCTTGGGTAGTTTCCGTGCTGCCAATGTAAGTATCAGGGAGCTCGAGAATGTGCTCACGGTGCGTATGCTTCTTGTACTGATCGGCCATATTACTACTTCTAGTTCGTACCCCACCCTTAGGCGGTTTTTCAAATTTAAGCGGTGGCCCTCCAAACAAACAAAAACTGGTTCTTAAGAAGATGGTTTCAGGAGCAGATCACCATGTTCGTCACCATATCAAAAGTCTCTTTGCCGCGGACAAAGTCCGATTCATGGAAATTCTAGAAAGTATTCAATACGGCATTGCGTATTTAGTTGTAGGGTTCCTAGCAGGCACAGTTCTTGATTTCAGTTTTCCATCCTTTAATGAGGAAACGCCGACAAAAGTCGTTTTTCTAGAAGTAGTCCTGCAGAGTCTTTTGTTGATTGTACTTGTTTTCTATGTTCGCCTCTTGGTGAAGACAATGCCCTCCTTGTTTGATTTCCATTTTGGAAAACGCTCTCGTTATGTTCCCTATTCTGCGAGTGAGTATGGAGGTGAACTCATGATTTCTTTAGCCGTGATTGGAGCCCAATTCCATTTGATCAAGAAGCTGGATTTCTTGTCAAGAAAACTCTACAAGTATATCTACAAGATGGAACACCCACGTACTTTTGCTAAAATTTGAGTTGGTTTGATGATTCAAATGGAATATTGTGCCTTGATTGAGCACAACCAGGAGGAACATGAGAGCCATATCAAAGATTATTTCAAGCAATAAAAATAAATTCCCTATAGGAAATGGTTTTCATTGGAACTTACAAAGAGGCCGATACACTCTTGAATCAAATGGCCAATGGCACATGTGTGGATAGATGTCGTCAAGTATGGAGACAGCATATTCGCCTTGCGCTTACGAAAAAAACGAACCCTCTCAAGTTGACCAAAGCACAGAAGAAGGCACTTTCCAAGAAACTCAAAAATTTAAAAGGCAAAAGAGTAGAGATGGCTCCCAGAAAAACCCGTAAACAAAGAGGCGGCGATGGTCTTGGTCAGCCCCTGAAATACATGAATGCGTCCTATGCCGAGCCTTCCGCTTCTGCTGGTTCCAATTTACAGGGAATTGTTCCTTTGACGACTGTTCGCGAAGCCTTGAATGCCAAGCCGATGATCGGTGGGCAACTCTTGAGTCCTATGTCCTTTCAAGATGCCTATCATGGCCCGCCCTTGGCTCCTACGGGACAACCTCTTACGGATCTCACGATGCCTCCTACGCTTCGCCAGGGCTTGAATCTTGGCAAGATGTCTGGTGGTCGCCGTCGTCGCCGTGGCACGCGCGGAGGCTTCTATCCCAGCATCATGGGCGGTGTCGTCAGCAATGCTCCTTTACTTGCTCCCCTTGCTGCACGGCAGGGTCTTGAACTTTTTTCACAGTACAAGACTTCTACTCGCCGCAACCGCCGCAGCCGAAAGCAAACGCGGAAAACGGCTCGCCGCCGTAGCTCCGGTCGTCGCTGATCTGTGCGTAAAAATTGGCTTAAACCACGATACACTGGGTCTCTTTAGAAACGCAGTATGTCGTCTGTTACAGCTCGTCCCAACCAGAACGGAAATCTGTTTGAGATCAAAACGGTTCAGAGTGGCGCATTTCGCACATTGATTGAAGCTCTGAAGGAGATTCTGACGGAAGCCAATTTGGAGTTCGATTCCACGGGAATCAAGGTCATCAGTGTCGATGAGACTCACACAGTGCTTGTGTATCTTCGTCTTCATTCTGAGCGCTTTGAGACATACTATTGCCCTGCGAAGTATGTTCTGGGTGTGAATATGATCTATCTTTTCAAGCTTATCAAGACAATGGGCAACAATGATTCCCTGACCCTTTACTTGCCTGCCTCGAACCCTAACAAGTTGGGAATCCGGATGGAGAACTCAGACCAGGCGCGTGTGACAAATTACTTCTTGAAGTTGTTCGATACGGATGTGGAGGACATTACCATCCCTGCGCTGAACTTTACCTCTATCATTCACATGCCTTCTACGGACATTCAGAAGATCTGCCGTGATATGAATGCACTTGGTGAGAAGCTGGATGTAGAGATTACATCATCAGGTACAGATCTGACATTCAAGTGTGTAGGCGACTTTGCTGAGCAGGAGACGATTATCAGTGAGAACAACAGCACAATGAAGGTTCAGAAGACTCCTGGCAACACAGAGATTGTTCAGGGCATCTTCCAACTCAAGCACCTTGTCTTGTTTACCAAGTGTACCTCGCTGTGCCCTTCTATTGAGCTGTACTTGAAGAATGATTATCCTTTGATCTTGCGGTACACCGTT